TGACAGGAGACCCATCGCTGTCAATCGGCGAGGGTGCTTTTGTTGATCCTTACGATGCTGGTGGCTTGGCCAATTCGATCCAGTCTGATCAGGAGGCTTTTGCATTCCGACGTCAATCGCTTGATGAGATCCGTCGTGGTCGTATCGTCCATTTGGACGTGGCTCGATCCCGCATGCAGGAATGGGCGCGCAGTATCTTGGAGCGTCGCCCTGCCAGCGTATTGGGGCAAAAGTGCGGGATGGATACCGCGAACCAAGTCGCCGTCGACCTTATGGGCAATGTTCTCACCTGTCAGAACGTGAGCGCAGTTGCTGTTGCACCCAATGGGCAATCACATCACATTGGCCATCTTTCCAATCTCAAAGAAGTAGCGCTCAACACCTCGACACACTGGTCAAATCGTGCCGAGTGCCTGAATTGTCCAGTGCTTCAAGCTTGCAAGGGAGCTTGTATGTTCTTGGAGGGGCCGTTGTGGACAGCTGCTTGCGATAACGCGTACTCGGACCATGTGCCATTCTTTGTGGCCGCCATTGAACACCTAACCGGGTGTGCCGTTTATCGCATCGAAGGGGATTTGCCAGAGTATCGATCTGACGTTTTTGGGCTGAAGTCGCAGGACCAAAGATCACCGCGACGCAAGTTCATCCCGATCGAGGTCTCAAATGCCTGATGCAGCACTTTCTGAGGCGCTACGGGAGGCTTATGCAAGCGCTCCCAGCAATGTGATCATCCTGCATACCCTGGAGATCCGGCATCCGGATTTTAAAGACGATGCTGGTAATACGACGGCAATCCGTGTGGTCCGTGATCAGCAAGACTTGCTTGCAAGGCTTGAGGTGTCAGCGCCAATCAATGCGGGCCAGCAAGTCCAGTTCGTGGCTATGGGCTTTGAGCTGGATCTGCCTCCGGTGGATATCGCGCCGGTTCCCGAAATCGCGATCACTCTGGATAACGTCACCCGAGAGATCGTGAAGCATTTGGACGAGGCTTCGGTTTCCGAGTCGCCTATTGAAGTGACCTACCGTCCGTACCTATCTAACGATTTAACCGGACCACAGATGGATCCGCCCATCACGTTGGTGATCACCGAAGTGGAGGCCGACGTGCAGAGGGTGACGGCCAAGGCACGGATGGCGGACATTGGCAACAAGACATTCCCGTCACGCCTGTACACCGCAACCGAATTTCCAGGATTGGCCCGATGACAGCTGAAGATTCACCGAGTTGGGCGATCCAGTACATCGGTCGTCCGTGGATTGCAGGTGAGAGAGGCCCCGAGTCATTTGACTGCTGGGGCCTTTTTCTTTGGGTCCAGAAGGTGCACTTCGGTCGTGATCTGCCGATGATTCCTGTCGACGCACTGAATCTGCGCACGGTCCTCCACACATTCAAAAGCCACCCGGAGAGACAACGCTGGGCGGCAGTTGAAGTGCCCAAGCAAGGCGATGCAGTGCTGATGCGTCAGTCACGATACCCCGTACATGTGGGCGTTTGGATCGATGCGGACGGCGGTGGTGTCTTGCACTGTGCCCAGCAAATTGGGGTGGTGTTTCAGCAATTGAGCTCTCTGGCTAGTCACGGCTGGCAGGTGGAGGGGTATTACCGATGGAAGGAATTGCCATGACAAGCGTTTGCATGTCAGGCCTACCCAGTCCTGGACTGGTCATTTGGATGCGAAATCCGTTCGAGCCCAGTGATCGGCAGGTAAGCCATGTGTTTGGTTCGCCCACGATCGCTCAATGGATGAGTCGTGATGGCATCGAGCTCGATCAGCCCACCTTGATCCTCAAAAACGGTCAGCCGGTGCTGATGGCCCATAGGGCTGTGACGCCAATCGATGCGGGTGACGTTGTTGCCTTGGTCAGTCTACCGCAAGGTGGTGGAGGTGGGGGCAAGAACCCGCTGAGAACTGTGCTCATGATCGCCGTCCTGGTGGTTGCCAATGCATATGGCGGCGCTCTGGCTGCTTCGATGGGGTATTCAGGCACGCTGGCCACGGCGGTGGCGTCCACTGCGATCGCAGTCACGGGTTCTGTTTTGGTCAATGCACTGGTGCCATTGCCAAATCAGTCTTTGCCTTCGGCATCGGCCAACACTACATCCCCCAGCCCGACTTACTCATTGCAGGCGCGCGGTAACTATGGACGTCTGTCGCAACCCGTGCCCGTGATTTATGGCCATCATTTGGTGTACCCGGACCTGGCCACCATGCCCTATACCGAGTATGAGAACAACGAGGAGTATCTTCATCAATTGCACGTCATTGGTGTGGGCCATTTTCAGTTTGAGGAGCTGTCCATCGATGACAGCCCGATCAGCTCGTTTGCCGAGGTGCAGGCACAGGTCATTGAGCCTGGCGGACAGAACACGTTGTTCAATCCCGATGTGGTCACTGCCCCAGAGGTGTCCGGACAGGAGTTGATTGCAGTCAGCGATGCCGGTTCTATTGTTGGCCCCTTTGCCCTGAACCCCGTGGGCACACAGATCAATCAGGTGGGTGTCGATGTGGTGATGCTGCGGGGCCTTTATTACGCCAATGACAGCGGTGCATTGGAGAGCCGGTCGGTGCAATGGCGCGTCGAAGTGCGAAGCATCAACGACGATGGAGATGCCACCTCGGGCTGGCTCCATGTGGCAGATGAAACCTTTTCAGCCGCCACGAATACCGCGCAACGCTTGTCGTTCAAGTATTCGGTGTCACCTGGGCGTTATGAGATTCGCCTGCAGCGTCTTGATGCGCGGGACACCAGCAACCGAGTCGGTCACGAGCTGCGCTGGGGGCAGGCCAAGGGCTATTTGGCAGGATCGAATTTGCCCACTGATCTGACCTACTTGGCACTCAGGATGCGTGCCACTGACAACTTGTCTCAGCGCTCCTCGCGGCTGGTCAATTGTCTGGTGACGCGCAAGCTCCCTATCTGGAATCCGAGCACTGGATGGTCTGCGCTGCAACCCACTCGCTCGATTGCGTGGGCCTTCGCGGATGCGGTCAAGTCCAGCTATGGCGCAGGGTTGCCTGACCGGCAATTGGACCTGGCGGCCTTAGCACGGTTGGATGCGGTGTGGTCGGCACGAGGGGACACCTTCAATGCCGTGTTCGATCAAAACCAGACGGTGTGGGACGCCTTGGGGCAGATTGCCAGGACGGGGCGTGCTGTGCCGTTCTTGCAAGGCGGGATTGTTCGTCTCGTTCGCGATGAGCCTAAGACCATCCCGGTGGCGCTTTTTTCTGCAAGAAACATCGTGCGCAACAGCTTGAAGATCCAGTACCTGATGCCAGGCGATGCCACGGCGGATGCAGTCACGATCGAATACGTCAACCCCAAGAGCTGGAAGCCTGATGAATTCACGGTGTCTTTGTCTGGATCTCAGGCTGCCAAGCCCGCGCGTGTGAGGTTGTTTGGCTGTACCGATAAGGCCCAGGGCGTTCGCGAGGGGAAATACATCGCAGCGGCTAACCGGTATCGCCGAAGGATCGTGACCTTTCGCACTGAGCTGGAAGGTTTGATCCCGACCTATGGCGACCTGATTGCCCTGAGCCATGACATTCCACGTTGGGGTGTGAGTGGTGAGGTCTTGAGCTGGGACAGCCAGTCGAGAACCGTGCGGTGTTCTGAGCCGCTGGGTTGGCAGTTGGGAGCTGCTCATTACCTTGTTCTACGAAAACCAGATGGCTCGGTTTCTGATGCCGTTGAGGTTACGCAAGGCGCAACTGCCGCCCACGCCATCCTGAAAACCCAGCCCGGTTTTGAGCCATTGATCGGTGCTGACCGAGAGCGAACGCACTTTGCTTTTGGTGTGGGGCAGTCCTGGTCTCAATTGGCGCGCGTCATGAGCGTCAAGCCCAGGGCTGAGCAGGTTGAGCTGACTTGCGTGACCGAGAGCGCGTTGGTACATACCGCTGATCAATCCTGATCTGAACTTGATTTTTGTAACGACCCGCCGAGGAGCAATCCCGGCGGGTTTCTTTTTGGAGAAATGAATGCCAGAACCGACAAGTAGTGGGGTTGCCGGAGCAGCGGTGGCCTACAAGGCGCTGGGAGGGACGGCAGCCGCTGTCGCAAGCGGGGCCACTTTGGCAGCCGTGGTGGTCATGCTGATGACCCCGCCTCGAAATAAGCGGGAGTGGGCTGTGGGCTTGATCAGCACGGTGGTGTCCAGCATCGGTGGCGGTGCATTCACCGTCGAACACTTCGATCTGCATCACTGGGCGTTTTCAACCATGGGGCTGTGTGCCATGGGCGGATTGATCTTTGCCTGTGGTCTGCCGGGGTGGGCGATGGTGCGTTGGACCTTTGCCTTCATCGACAAGCGCCGGGATGACTCGCTGGATTCGGTGGCCAAAGATGTGAAGGAGCTGCTATGAAGCCGATTGAGTTCATCGCAATGATCGGA